TCAGGGCGCAGCTGCCGCCTTCGCCTGCGACGCGATCGTGACGTCCTTGGCAGCGCTGCTGCGGGTGGTGCCGAACCAGTAGGTGCACGAGGCCAGCCAGACCATGCCCAGTTGGCCGATCATCTGGTTGGTGAGCGGATCGGCAGCATCCTTCGCAGTGAAGGCGCCAAACATGCGCGCCAGGATGATGCCTACGAAGGCCGTCGTCAGGAAAGCCGTCAGCACCGCCGGCACCCGAGAGTGATTGGCGATCTGCAGCTTGCGTGCGCTGTCCCGGTCGTCGGCTGCGGTCTTCTCCTGCGCCTGTTCAAAGTCATCGTTCATCTTGACGACGTCGATGTCCATCTGCTTCAGGCGCTCGGCGTGCGCCTGGTCAGCGGCACGGACTTGGCTGATCTGCTCCGGCGTCATGCCGGCGGCGACCGCCTTGGTGATGCCGTCCGCGCCTGCGCCAGGATCGAGACCGAGGGCGGACTCCAGCGCAGTCACGGCAGTACCCGCCAGTGGGCCGCCGAGCATCGTGGCCAGGGTCGGCGCGATCGAGCTGATCGCGGTCTTGAAGTTGAAGTTCATGGCTCAGGCCTTCTCGGTTGCGAGGATGCGGAGGTTCTTGGCGATGCGCTTGGCCCAGCCGCGGCCGAACATCCCCCAGGTGGGCCGGTCGGTCAGGAACTCCATGCGTTGAGCATCGAACAGGATGCCGACGATCAGCGGCGGCGCGGCGGCGGCCGCGGCAAGCGTGGCCGGCCCGATGACGCCGTCGTCGTGGACGCCCACAGCGCGCTGCAGCCAGAGCGCGGCCTGCGGTGGTCCGGAGTTGTAGGCGGCGTCGAGCATCTGGAAGCGCAGCAGCGGCGGCAGGTCGTCGCAGTGAGCCGGCTGCCAGTACTCCCTGACGGCGATGCTCTTCGCGGTGTCGCGCGGCAGCGCTCGCATGTCGCCCACGTAGCCGTTGCGACGAGCCACGCGCGCAGTGATGCCCCACATGGTCTCGCCGCCAGGGTCGTCCGCGTTGAAGCTGTAGCCGCCCTCGCTGCCGATGAGGGCGTCGAACGCCTGGTCGAAATTCATGGCTTTCCTCCGTGCAACAGCGTCTGGACGCCGTGATAGATCGCAACGACGGCGACGACGACCGGGGCCAACCAGCGCGCGGCCTTGGCGATCCACCCGCCGGTGATGGCTAGGCCGCGGCCGAACTTGGCGATGGCTGCGAACCCGGAGCGGGCAGCGAGGATCACCTCGTGCACGTCGCGCGTCATGTCGGTGTTGTCCGCCATCGATGCCTCGATGCGGTCCATGCGGTCGCTGCCCTGCTCCAGCCGCTCGTGGATGGCCGCGATGGCTGCCTCGTAGCTGGCGGCCGCGCCTGCGGGCGCGTCGGCAATCGGCTGCTCGACTTCGGGTTGCTCGCTCATCGACGCCACGCTCAGTTCGAGGCTTCAGTCGCGTCGGATTGCGCCGGCGCAACATGATCCTGCTCGAGGAGTCGGAAAGCCTCCCCCATGGTCAGTGGAGGGTAGACGAGGCCGACGCGCTCCTTCATCAGCGACAGGTCCTCGGCGGTCACCTCGACGACGCCGCCCTTGGCGACCTTGCCGGCAAGGACGTACAGCTTCATCTTCTGGTCGACGGTCATCTTTTCGTCGTGTGGAACCTGCGCCTGGATAGCGCTGAATACCACGGTCTTCAGCGTCGCACCGTCGGTGTAGGGCTTGCCGTCGAGGCTGAGCATGGGGGCGTCGAAATTGCGATTCATTCTGGGAGTCCTTTCGAGGATGGTGATCACGCGCCGATGAGGCCGTGGGTTGTCAGCGCGACCTGGATGGCATTCACGCGTGAGGCGAGTTGAGGAAGCGACACGGTGCTCGTGGCGAAGGCTGTGGCGTTGTCGTTCGTGCCCGTCATGGGTGTCCAGCCGGTGACGCGTTGACCGATCACCTGGACGTTCGTCGTGCCGTAGACGATCGCACCGTTGTCCTTGAGTCCCCACAGCGTGTTGTTGGAGCCGTCGGTGAAGGAAAACTGACCCGGCGCCGCCGTGTAATACAGCTTTCGAGTACTGGCGGCGTTGAATGCGATCGGCTGGCTGTCGGCCATCCGCAGGGCGGCCGTCAGCATGGTGCCCTGCGAGGTGTCGAAACCGATGGTGGCCTTCATGCCAGCAGCGAAGCCGTAGCCGATGTTCACCAGGCTGTTCGCATAGCCGCCGTTTTGGATTCGGTAGCCCCATCCGGCGACTGCATCCGCGCCACCGACGGCGTAGCGGCGTACGACCATGTCCATGCAAACGCGGGCGCTTGAGCTGTCCGTGCCATTGACGCTCATGTCGACCTCGAGGCCAACGGTGCCGGTCGTCGGGTTGTTCACCGCGCTCGACTCGATTATTTCGATATTGGCGCCCCAGGTCGCGCCGGTCGAATTCTTTATGCCCTGCACATAGGCGGCAACGTTCTCCCCCGCGGTCGCAGAGTTGTTCATTACCGCGACGAAGGCCCACTCGTAATTTGTCGCGCCAGCATTGGTTACATAGGACTCGACGCGCATGCAGACTGAGACGAATCCGGGCGTACCGCCGGAGTGGTTCGCGTTTCGCCGGAAATAGGCATTTGCGGCGTCGCTGCCGCTCGTGTTCATCTGGATCTGCTGGGTGCCCGCCGCGCTGGCCGTGTAGAAGCCGAGGGCGGCCGCGCCGGATCCACTGAACGTCGAGCCAACTTTGGCGGTGAGCGTGTGCGCGCCGGTGATCGTGGGCGTCGCGCTCATCGGCCACGTGCCGGCCGGAAAGATGATCTCCTGACCGGCGAGCGCGGCCGCAGCGGTCGCTGCCACGGCGTCAGAGCCCGAGATCGCACCGAAGGCCGGGTCGGCGATCGAGTTGGCGAGCTGGCGCACCTTCAGCAGCGACGGGACGAACGGCGCGTTCGCCGCCGTCGAGATGCTGGTCGACGTGATCGTGCTCTGGCCGTTGGCCACCGTGACGATGAACAGGCCGACGTTGCCCGCGTCAGGCGCCGGCGTGGTCTGCGTGCCCGTCGTTGCGGCGGTGCCCGCCTTGGCCGTCAGCACCACGGTGCCTTTGCGCTGCGTGGCCTGGCTGACGCCGCTGTTGCCCGGGCCGGAGTACGCCTGCGACGGGTTCGCCGCGTTGTAGTACGGCAGAGCCACCGAGGTGGTGTCGACGTCCTGGTAGGCGGCCTCAATGAGGTAGTTCACCGAGAAGCCGGCGGTTACGGGCGCCGGGCAGGCCAACGTCACCGCGTCCAGCAGAATGCCTTGCTTCACGATCTGGTGCGTCGTGTCGGCCGCGAGCGACGAGTACGCGGTGCCGTCCAGGTTCTGCAGGCTGTACAGCTCGCCCGGGCCCACCACCACGTTCAGCGCCGCCGGGCTGTTCGGCGTGCATGCCAGGCCGCTGGCGACCGTCTGCGTCCCGATCAGGGCCCCCGAGAACTTGCTCAGGCCGATCATCGCGTTGCGATTCGTGTTGAGCAGGTCGGTCTCCAGGGGAATTTGCCCGGGATAGATGATTTGGCGATCCAAAGTGGCCTCCAGAAATGCAAAGGGCCGCACGAGGCGGCCAAGGGGAAAAGCGAGTGAGTGGGCGCGTCAGCTCGAGATGCGCGCCCAGATCACGTAGCTGACTGGGCGCACGCTGTCGATCGCGGCGTAGATGTCGGCGTCGGTCAGAGATCCGGAGACTTGAGTGATCGACACGTAGTCGGACTGCGACGGCGTGCTGTACGCGCCGGTCGAGATGCCGTAGCCGGCGACGTTGGGGACGCCGGTGCCGTAGGCGCGATAGGCCGTCACGAATGCCTGCATGGGCAACAGCATCGAGCCATAGCCGCCCGCGACGCCGTATCCACCGAGCGCACCGGAGCCGGCCGGCATGTTGTTGACCAGCACATCGGGGTCACGGGCCGCGGTCGTCGCCCCGGTCGGGATGTAGCTCGTCGACAGCGCGGTCGCTTCGAGCTGGGCGCCCCAGACAAGGATGCCGCTGACGCCGTCGCCCGTGTAGGTGTCGGTGGCGCCGTTGTGCAGTCGAATCTCGAGATAGCCGTCCGTCGATCCGGTGTCAGGAATGCCGCCAAGCAGGACCTGGAACCACCCGTTCGGAAGCGGAATGGCAGAACGCTGAGTCAGCGCCAGCGGCGAGTTAACGTCCTGGCCGGTAACCGTGCCGGTGGTGAGGTTGACCAGCGATCGAAACCGCGTGAAGGGCGACCCCGACTTGCCGTAGCTGATGAGCGCGCTCGACCGCCCGGCTGCCTTCAGGAAGACGGACACCGCATAGGGTGCATTGGCGGCGATGGTGAAGGTGCGACCGCAGAAATGCGTGGTGCTGGCGGTCGTGTTCTCGAGGATCGCGTCGGCGGTCGGCGTGCCGTCTGGCGCCGTGAACGTGCCCGGGACGACTGTCAGCAGGTTAGTCTTCGCCCAAGCTGCGTTGTCGATCGACGCCGAGAATGTCAGCAGGTTGGTCGCCGCCGCCTCGACTAGCAGGCTGGTCGGTGCCGCCAGGTTCGCCGGGTTGTAGGTGTAGCGAGGCGTATTCGGCGCCGCCATGCGCAGAAGGCCCGCCGCGTCGTAGTACGCGCCCATCGCGGCGCGCGACACGGCGACCGCCGCACCGTAGGAGCCAGTGTCGGCTGGCCGTGCCGGCTCGAAGATTCCAGGCGCGCGCCCCGTGAGCTGCGTCAGGATGCTCGTCACCGCCCGGCGCGTCACCCGCTCCCGGAAGATATTGATCAGGATCCGCGATCGGTAGCTGGCGTCCGTCTGGTTCGCCGCGCGCGTCAGGCTTGAACCGAAGAAGTCTCCGGCGATCATGTCGAGGAAGCCGTCGGTCGCGGTGCCGATGCGCGTTTGCAGGCGCACGTAGGCCAGCAGCGAGTAGCCGAAGGCGAGGATGTTGCCGAGGCCGAGCAGCAGCGCATCGCGCAGCGGGGACAGTCCGTTGAGGAACCAACCGTGCGGGATCAGCTGCCGCAGCCTCGATTGGATGTCGTTTTGGTCACCAGTGGCCATGGTCTCGTGTCCTCACGTCGTGGTGAGCGTGCCGCACTTGATCGCCTGCAGCGGTGTGGCCGTCAGGTCGGCGGTACCGCTGTTCAGGGTGATCGCGGTCACATTCAAGACCCCGGGCGAGGCGCCGTAGGCGATCAGCGCCAGCCGGCTGTAGGGAAGCGACGTCCCGAGCGGCAGCGCGTTGATGTAGGCCGTCAGGGCGGCATTCACGAGCGCCACGACCGAGGCGTGCACATAACCCGCCGCCGTTGTCAGCGTCATGGCCACGTTGGCAGTGACCACCACCGGCGCGAAGACGCCGAAGGTCGAGCCGATCGGTCGCACCGCGTCGATCGCGTTCGAGATCGTCGACAGGAGCGTGCCGGACGGGTGGCCGCTGCCATCGTCGACCACCGCGAAGAAGTACCCGAGCTGGTAGGCGCCGCCGTAGGTCAGATCCTCGGTGATCGTGTAGTTCATGCCCTGCTGCACGGACGAGATCGCGTTACCGACCGCCGCGCGCGTCCCCTTGGACAGGGCCGAGATGTAGGACACGAACCGCGCCCGGAAGGCGGCGTCCGACTCGGCGTCCGCACCCGTCGTGAAGCCGGCCGGGTTGGTCACCGTGTCGATACCCACCAGGGCGCTGCCGATCGTGTTGATGACGCCAGCCACCGCGTT